GCTGTAAATGAAGTTACAACCAAGTATACTCAATATAAAATTGAAAAAGGAGAAGCAATAACTGCGATTGGTAGCACTGCTATTGTTGAGGCAGCAATATCAGAGGGTATTGTCGGTATTGCAACATGAACAACTAAAAATATCCTAATATGATATAATAAGAAAACATTAAATTTATAAATCATTATTTAACAAGACATATGAACTTTGCAGTTTACTCAAAAGACGGTTGCCCATATTGTGATAAAATCAAACAGGTAATGGACTTGACAAAACTGAGTTATGTAGTGTATAATTTAAATGAAGACTTTGATCGTGATTCATTCTATGGTGAATTTGGTCAAGGGTCAACCTTTCCACAAGTGGTGGTTGATGGTAAAAAACTAGGAGGTTGTGTTGACACAATCAAGTTCTTGCGAGAAAATCAAATCGCAAAATAAAGACATAAATAAATCAACCGACCACATTGATCGTGGTTTTGAGTTGATACTCTCAGGAGGTAAAAAAAAGAGACCTAAATCATTTCGTCTGTTGTTAGATAAGATGATTTCTTTTTTTAACAAGGACATAAACATTCATTTAGACTTTTATGTGGATGTAAAACCAAAAAAATAATCTCAGGAGAATTATGTTAGCAGTAAGCATTGTGTTCGCAGCATTTCTGTTCATATTGTTTCTAATTGTAGGAGTGATAGGAGGATGGGTTGCAAGGGATTACATGATGAATTATCAAGAGGTTGAAAAAATCCACCCAGAGATGTATGATAGAAATGGTAATATAGTTCCTGACGAAATAGTAGCATTCCGATTTGAAAATTATGACAACAACAGCGAAGAAGAAGACGACTAAGACAGTAAAAGCAAAAACAGTGGCAACAGCAATTCCAAACTTACCAAAGATTCCATTTGCTTTTGAAGTTTTAGATGCAGCATCAAAACAAAGAACCAAGGCAAAAAAGATTGAAGTTCTACAAAGATATGCACATGATTCGATTATGGCATTATTAATTTGGAACTTTGATGAAACTGCAATATCAGTTCTACCACCTGGTGAAGTTCCTTATGGTAATAATAAAGAGGATAATATGGTTACTGGCACATTATCAGATAAAATCAATGACGCAGTTGATAAGATGTCTGAAATGGGTTCTAATTCACTAGGTTCTCAAGACCAAGGGCAAGCATCGATTCGTAAAGAGTATACTAAGTTCTACAACTTTTTAAAAGGTGGTAATGACAAATTAAGTAATCTTCGTAGAGAGACAATGTTTATCAATATTCTTGAGGGTTTACATCCACTTGAAGCAGAGATACTTATACTAGTCAAAGATAAAAAACTTACTGACAAATATAAAATTACAAAAGAGATAGCAAGTGCTGCTTACCCACAAATTACTTGGGGAGGTCGTTCATGAGTGCTGTAAAAGAGGAAAAGAAAATGGAAACAAAAGAAACTTTTTGGACTACGACTGAGAAAGAAACATCAAGAGAACTTTACGGAACTGAAATTCTAGTTGAGAATGGTTCACTCGATGAAGTAATGACGACTGATGCACCATCAGATGCTTGGGTTGTAACATATGAAATTGATGGCACAGTTCATCGTGATTTAACGAGGGGTACGAGAGTTAAATTATTTGATATGTATTATGATAAGTTTAAGATGGGTATAAAAATTATCGACTATGGTAAGGGTACAATCAAACCTGCACTGTGGGGATATAATAATACAACAGCACCCAAAAAGAAAAAGCGAAAGTAGTTTCAAAAATTGGGGAAAAAAAATCCCGCCAAAATTTTGACCTGTAGGGTTTTCTGTAACTTTTACTACATACTACTTGACTAAATAGTGTGGGTATGCTAACATACCTTTACGTTCATCCAAATGATAGAACTCACACTACTGGCATCACTTCTAGTTGAACACAACGCTTCCCATTGGGAAATGTCTTGTTCAGAATGGAATCAAAACAGAATTGAGATACTTAGCGATAAGAATCTTAACTCTGATGCTCACGAGTATCTTATAGATTACTTAAGAACTAAGGTGTCAGGTGATTGTGATGCTTATATTATTGGACGCAAGTAAGCCGACTCGGAACGGGTTCGTTCATCCTTATGATTGAAACTTTAATTGCTGCATCAAGTGCTGTCACCACTATGGTTACAGTATCATGTACAGATATTAATACTCTTGTTGATCGTGCTAAAGTCTATCCTGACCTTAGTGTAGAAGAAAGACAGGAAATTATTGATTTGTATTATGATTTTGGTGAAAAGTATGGTTTGAATTGTAGGGACGCAAAAGCCGACTGAAGGAACGGGATTTAAAAACCCTACTACTTTAGGAGCAAACCAAATGGCAAAAGTCACATACAGAGGTGTTGTATACGACACCAACAGGAATAAAGAACAGCAAGCAAACAAGGTCGATCTAACTTACCGTGGTGTAAGTCAAAAGAAAGAACTTACAAGTGTTAAATGATTGAAACTATTGAGATTTTGGTAGCATCTGCTATCTTTCTCACAATCATAAATGCTGAAATTCATTTCCTGTATGGAAAATAAAACGAAGGGGTTGATCCCCTTCTTTTTTATGCTATAATATATAAAACTAAACTCTATTATGGAGAAGACTAAACTAAAAGCAATCATTCACGATTTAGAAAACGTTCTTGAGTCTCTTAAATCAGAAGTTTATGCTGATGCTACAAGTTATCTGGACTCATTTAAGTATGAAGAAACCAAAGGAGGTATACAGGACTATGACGAAGTATTTGAAGATGATGACGGTTAAATCATGACCGTCAATCTAATAAGCATCACACCCGATGCAGAGAAAACGATGGCACATATTGCCAGAGTGTCTAATCCAGACAACCAAGACAATCCAAATTACGCAGGATTGTTGAAGTATTGTATTAAGCATAATCACTGGTCAGTATTCGAGCAATCATCGATGACTCTTGAGATTGAAACGACTCGTGCAATCGCAGCACAGATATTAAGACATCGCAGTTTTACGTTTCAAGAATTTTCTCAAAGATACGCAAAGAGTAATGAATTAGGTGAGATTGAATTACCAGAACTGCGTAGACAGGATAAAAAGAATCGTCAAAACAGTATAGATGATCTTGATGCAAAGGTTGTTGATAAACTGAATCGTCAGATGATTACTCTGTTTAGTTCTTCGCAAGCATTATATAATCAGATGATTGAAGAAGGAGTAGCAAAAGAATGTGCTAGAATGGTACTACCACTTTGTACTCCTACAAAGATCTATATGACAGGTTCTTGTCGTTCTTGGATTCATTATATCAATCTAAGATCAGCACACGGAACACAAAAAGAACATATGGTTATCGCAGAAGGATGCCGAAAGGTGTTTACCGAACAGTTCCCCTCTGTGTCCGAAGCCCTCGAATGGGACTAAATAACTTTACAAAACTTAAAAAACTTATGCCCACATACCCAGTAATACATAAAGAGACAAGAGAGAAGAAAGAACTCTCTATGACTATGAAAGAGTACGATCAATGGAGAAAAGATAATCCAGAATGGGATAAAGATTGGCAAGCAGGTGTTGCAGCATCTCAGGAAATGTTTAAGTGGACAGGAGAAGCAAAATCTAGTGGTTGGAATGAAGTATTAGATAGGGCATCTAAACAACCAGGTGCAACTGTTCGTAAAAATAGGGACTATTCATTCTAATGCCAGCTAAAAAAAGAAACGGAAACGGAAACTCTTCGGGAATTGGTAGCATGAGTGCCAAACAACTAAAAAGAAAGAAACCAATTAATACTGATGCAATGGTTGACATTAAACCATTGACTAAGAATCAAGAAAGATTCTTTGAAGCATATGAAAAAGGTAAAAACATTTTTGCCTATGGTGCAGCAGGTACTGGTAAAACATTTGTAGCATTATATCTTGCTCTTCGAGATGTATTAAATGAGATTACTCCATATGAAAAAGTATATGTAGTTCGTTCTCTTGTATCTACAAGAGAGATTGGATTCTTACCAGGTGATCACGAGGACAAGTCATTCTTATATCAGATTCCATATAAGAATATGGTTAAGTATATGTTTGAAATGCCATCTGATCAAGACTTTGAAATGTT